CTCGGTGCGTGCCCACCTGCGGACGATGACCCAGAAGTGGTCGCCCTGACAGTCGATGGCCAGCGTCACGAACGGAACCGACCCGGGCGGGGCTTCGTCTTTGTCCACGATCTGGCCACGCGGCCCGATGTAGCACATAGCCGACCACTCGTCCTTCATGCCGTAGTCGGATGACTCCGTGCTCACGACGAGCGACCCCTGCTCGTCACTCCATGGCAGGGCGAGGTACTGCTGCTTGAACAGCATACGCGGGGTTATGTCACCGAGCTCGGCGACCTCCTTCGCCTTGATCATATCGACGGCCAGAGACCCCCAGCTCGTCGAGGCAAGGGCGTTGACGTGCAGTCCGACGTAGCCTGCCTTCTCCGCCTTGGCCGTGGCCACGAACCCGGCCCCGCGCTCGACCTCGTTCGCGATTGTCCGCACCTCGTCGTTGTCCTCCAGCCGCGTCTTGCAGTGGGGGCATTCGTAGGTCGTGCCGTTCTGCACCTGCTCCAAGTCCCAGCCGTCTATGTGCTTCGCGCCGTCAGGAAACCTGATGAAGTCCCACGACCAGGCGCTCGTCTTGGAACACGCCGGGCACGACATCATCCACTCCCGCTGGTCGGTCATCAGATAGAACTTCCAGAACTCCGCACCCTGTCCTTCGATGTTCCCGGGCTGGCTCTCGTAGATCGCCTTAGACGCGAACGCCGCCGCCTTCAGTCGCGACAGGCTCATCGCAATCGCGCCGTTCGGCCACTGCCAGCACTCCGAGCCGAGGACGTATCGGACGTGCAGGGACTGCAGGTGCTTCTCCGTCGAGGCGGAGCGGTTGTGAATCAGCGAGCCGTCCGCGAACCGCAGGGTGCCGGACTTGTCGTTGTCGTCGGCGCTCATCTGCGTGCGGATGTCACCCACCTGCTCGAACAGCGGGCGCAGCTCATTCAAAGTGAAACCCTTCGCCTTGTCCTGGCTGTCGAGGTAGATGGCCATCGACGCACGGCGGTTCGCCATCAGGTAAGCCGCGTTGAGTTTCAAGGTAAGCGTCTTCCCGCAGCCGATGGCCCAGGGCATGAACATCCGCGACGTCGTCGATTGGTTGAAGATGCGCACGGCCTCCGCAATCCACGGCCACCGCTTCGGGTTGTAGCCGCCGTCGAACACGCCGGCCGGAATCTTCTTAACGTTGTGTCGCAGGTAATCGACAGGGTCGGACATCGCCGACGGCCTGACGACCGCGAGCATCTCCTTGAACAGTTCTTCGCCGGTCATGCTTCGGGTGGGCGGAACATATCCGCCGCGTTGGCGATTTTCTCCCGGGCCTCGAGCGCCCAAGCCGTCAGGACCGTGATGGCCTTGATGGGGTCCTTCGGGTTCGCGTTCTCGCCGCACTCCGAAGCCAGCGCGTCCAGCCGCTCGACGATGAGACCCGCGAGCTTGAGCCCGGCCTCACGTGCCTCGGTCGCCTTGATCTGCTCGCGGCTCACAAGCGCTCTACGCTCTCGCTCTTCCTGCAGGGCGACCAGCGTCTTCAGCGATTGGTTGTACGTGACCTGATACTTCCCGGTCTCGGCGTCGCCTGACCTGAGCAGCAGTTCGTACTTCTCGCGTGCGAGCACGACCAGGCGCTGGTGCTTGGCGATCGTCTCCTCGAAGTTCGCGTCGGGGATTCCCTCCACGTCGAGGGATGGCCGCTCCTTTTTGGGTCGCCCCGGCTTTCGCTTGGAAGGCACCAAATCAAAAACAGGGGTTTTTTGCTCGTTTTCAGAATCCATGTTTAAAAAAACAGAGGGGTGGCGAGCCACGCGGCCTTGGGGGGGCTGGTAAAAGATTCCTTAGACGCCCCATATGGGCCTCTAACCACGGTTCCCGCGTGCACGTCGCAAGCCCCCCTCATAACGGCGCCGGAAGCAGCTGATCTGCTCATGCACCGATGACACTGCCGACAGCCCCATCATGCGAGCGATGGAGCGCATGGAGTGTTTGCTTCCGAGTCCAAGGCCGATGCGTACCACCTCGGTCTGCCCACGTAGGTAGGGACAGCGGCGCGATCCGATTGAGTCGAGCACGGCGCGCAGGATGGCGAGCACCTCTGCCCGGTCATAGGTCTGCTGTCTCCTGGTTGCGTCCTCTCCCTCGTCTTGCCTGAGACGCCAGCAAGCCTTGGCCTCGTCGAGCTCCATGACGTTGTCCCCTGACTTGGGCAGCTCGCGGTAAGGACGGAAGCCAGCCGCGCGCATCTTGCGTTGCTGTGCCTTGGGCAGGGAATCGAAGTGGGCGTCTACGGCCCTCATATGCCCGGGCGGGATGTTGTCCTGGGTCTCGCTCACTTGGCTGAGTTGTAGGGGTCTGGATGGGCTGAAGTGAAACTATAATCCCGCAGAGCCTGTTGCGTCCGTTTGCAGGCGTTTGCAGGACTTGCAAACACGTTAAGCCATTGACCATCAGCGGACTTGCGGACGACTACTACTACTACCTATAACTATATAGATAGATATATATAGAGAGAGGGAAGAGAGGAGGGTAGGAATAGGGGACTCGTATAAAGGGGGCTATAGCGTGGGAAAGTTGCAAACGGCGGTCGGCAGACGTAAAGCCTTACCACTGCAGACACTTAACGTGTTTGCAGATGTAGGCAAAACCGTTGCAACGGCAGGCTAGTCGAGGAAGGCCGACCTAGGAATTCGCACCGCTCGATGGACTGAAGCACCGAATCTGACCCCGGCGACGTGGGCCGCGCCCGGGACTCTTGCAAACTGATCCTTCCACTTATCCGCCCAGGACGTGTCCATGAACAGGGTGCGCAGGGCCGGGTGGTGGTTGGAGATCGCGACGGTGTCGTCCTCCAGTCGGATGCCCGAGCGCATGAGGTTCTTGGAGATGGTGTCGGCCTCGTCGGAACGGATTGTGTCCGAGTAGTAGCCTTGGATGAGCTCGCCGATGGAGCGGGTGTAAGCCTTGCCGTCCTCGGTCTCGAAGCGGACGGACTTGTCGAGCATCCAAGCGAGGGCGCGGACTTCGTCCTGGTCGGCCTCGTCGGGCATGAAGCCGTGCCAGTTCTGCTTCTCGACCCAAGTGGTGGCTTCCTCCATGGAAAGGACACGCGTCGAGGTCAGGGAGAAGGCGCCGGACAGGAGAGCGCCGAGTTGGTCGCCGATGCGCTGGTCGCCCAGCTTGACGGCCACGGCCTTGGCGAAGGTCTTGGCGTTGGCGGTGATGGACATGGCGTTGGCGAGGGCACGTGCCCGGATGCCTTCGGCGTACTCAGGACGTGCGACGGTCTCGGCCCACAGGGCTTTCAGCTGCTCGAAGCGTTCGCGGCCGCCGTCGGAGTTGTCCTTACGCAGTTCGAGGGAGGTGATACGGCTCGTGTCAGCACGCTGGTTCGCGGCGACGCCGATGGAGGCGAAGGCGAAGCACGAGCGGATCTGATACTCCATGGCCTTGCCGGACGCGGAGCCCTTGCCGATGCCAGCGCCGGTCTCAGCCGAGGCGGCGCGCGCGAGCTCGAGGATGGACTGCATCCGCATCTGGCCGCGCTTGTCCTCGGACTCGGCCTCGTCGAAGATGACAGGAAGGGCGTCGGAGCGGAGCCGCTGGCGGATGAACGCCTCGGTGGTGGCGGACTGCACCAGCAGGGCGAGACGACCGACGAGCGGGTCGAGGATGTTGTTGAGGAGCCAGGTCTTGCCGGATCCAGAAGGTCCGTTGACCCAGATGTGCGGACGCCAGCCGAGGACGCCGCAGATGGGAGCGATGACGCACCAGCCAGCGAAGAACTTGGAGAAGATAGGCTCCTTCCAGTTCATCATGTCGGTGAGGGCGATGAGGCGCGCGGCCTCGGCGTTGGAGATGGGTTCAGCCTGGTCGGCTTCGAGGCGCTGGCCCTGCGTGTAGATCCACTTGGACTGCCACGAGGGGATGGTGCGCTCTTCGTTGCCGATGAGCAGGCGGTCACCCGCATGGAACAGGACCTGCTCGCCGTCTACCCAGCAACCACGGCCACGGACTCGGCGGGGCGAGAAGATGCCCTCGCGGTGCGCGGCTTGGATGAGCGCGTTGGCGGCGGCTTTCCAGTCGGCGCCTTCGCGGGATGGGAAGTGGGACTCCCACCAGTTGGCACCGGCTAGACGAAGGAACGGCAGGTGCTTGTGGTCGTTGGCCGATAGGGCGACGATCTGCTGGGAAGAGTCCGGCAGGTAGAAGTAGACGCCCTCGTCATGGCCGAGGACGCGGAACGGCCACGGCACGTCGGCCACGGGGTCGGGTTCGCTGGGCAGGGCGGCGTACTCCATGGCCTCGAGCACCTCTGGAGGCGGAGGGGTTGGCTCGGGCTGGGGCTCAGCGCGGGGCTCGCCACGGATGTGAGCGCGCACCTGGTCAGTGGTCCAGCCCTCGGCTTCGGCGTCGGCGAGGTCCCAGCCTTCGGCCACGTCGGCGGGAGGGGTGACGATGCGGACGTTGGGCAGTTGCTTGCGGATGAGCTCGATGCACTTGCGCCCGGGCTCGTCGGCATCAGGCCAGAAGAGCACCTTGCGCTCGGCGAGCGGTGACCAGTCGGCGAGGCTGACGGCCTTGGAGCCGCCCGACCACGTGGTCACGGCGAGGTTCGGCAGCAGACGCTTGGCGGCGTCGGCGGTCTTCTCGCCCTCGACGATGAGCACCCAGCCTGTGGAGGCCACGACCTCGGGCAGGTTGTAGAGGGGGCGGGGCTTGGCGAAGGACTTCCAGCGCCAGCCTTCCTTGCCGGACTGATGGCGGCACCACGTGATGGGCAGGACTTCCTTAGAGCCGTCGGCGAGATTAAAGCGGCAGATCAGGCCGACGCGGTGTCCGTCAGCAGTGTGATAGGTCCACGTGGCGACAGGCTGGCCGTGCTTGTAGTGGTTCAGGTCGGGCTCGTGGCAACCGTTCGGAGCGTGGGGCAGAGGCTCCCACTCGCTCGCGGCGCTTGGCTTGGACTCGTAGGTGGCGAGAGGAGCGACGGCGGTCAGGTTGCCCAGGGACAGACGCTCGGAGAGTTCCTTGGCGGCTTCGCCCTGCTTGCACCCACGGATAGCGGCGAGCAGGCTGATGGGGTCGGAGCCCTTGAGGTCACCGGCGAAGTCCGCCCAGCGTCCGGTGGTCAGGTTGATGGACATGGACGAGCCGGGCTCGCCGTTGATGGAGCCGATGCGGAACTCGTGGCCGTCCTTCTTGCCAGCGGGGAACCACTCCATGCAGAGCGATTCAAGGGATGAGAGTGCTGCCGAGTTGACGGCTGCGAAGTCGAGACGAGATGCCATAGGGTGCGGGATTGGCAACGGTGTCCCGACGCAGCAGGTCAGGCAAGCGGGAAATTAGAAGACTCCCCCGTGCCTTGCGGTAGAGGGGGGAGCCGTTGTGCTGTCAGTGTCTCCGCGTCGGACTATTCCGCAAGCAGGAACCTTACGTCCTCGACCGACCGGGCGATGACGGCGATGCCACCGGCCTTGCGGACGTTGTCAGCCCAGACCTGCTGCTCAGGGCGGACGGTTCCCTTGGGGGTCTTGACCTCCACGGACACGAACTGGGCGATGCGCTGGCCGACCATGTCTGGGGTGATGAGCACGGACCGCCAGCCGATCAGGTCGCCTGAGCCGGTGATGAGGCCGTAGCGGATGACCCTGCCGTCTGGGGCTTTGTATGCGCCGACGTTGTTGCGGAAGACCTTGATGCCAGGATGAGAGCCGAGGGCTAGGCGGATGGCCTGCTGGACGCCCTGCTCGCTCATTTCTTCTGCCGTGCCTTGAACACGTTATGCGCCCAGCCGTAGGGGTTCTTCATGCCTCGGGCTTTGCCGACGCGGATGAGGTCCTCCAGGGTCTGAGCAGTGCCCTGCTCCCGCTTGCGCTCGCGGATGGCCTGACGCGCCTTGATCTCTTCGAGCTCGCCGTCTACCACGTCAGGGATGCGGTCCTTGACCTCGTAGACGTGCAAGCACTGCGGACAGGTCGGGCTCGGGGTGTGCACGGCGAAGCACTGCGGGCACTGGCGGGTGCTCTGGACGTCGTCCTGCTGGCCACGCTTGCCCCGCTTGCGGATGCCGTCGAGCGACCAGTCGCGGACCTCTTCGGCTAGGCCGTGCCGTCGGCAGTTGCCCACGTGGTCGAGGATGATGGCGCGGGGCTTGCCCGGGCTGACGCGGAGGACTCTGCCCACCTGCTGGAGGTGTAGGGAGAGGGAGGCCGTCGGCCTCAGCAGGATGGCGCACGCCACGATCGGCAGGTCGAACCCCTCGGATACGATGTCCACGGTGACGAGGCCGTGCAGCCGCCCCGATCCAAGGCTGGCCACTCGGGCGGCTCGCTCCTCTGGTGACAGCGTGCCGTCGAGCACGGCGAAGCGGTAGCCTGCCGCGTTGAACGCCTGGCACACGTGCTCGGCGTGCTTGATGCCTGTGCAGAACACCACGCAGGGCAGGCCGTCGGCGTACTTGCGGTAGTGGATGACAGCGTCGCCGGTGATGGTCGGCTTGTCCATGCGCTCGGCGATGTCGGCGCGGTTGAAGTCTCCGGCCACGGTGCGCACGCCTGTGAAGTCCACGGTCTTGGGGGCGAAGTACTGCGGCCGGCAGAGGAAGCCCTGCCCGATGAGGTCGGCCACCTCGGGTCCACGGATCAGGTCGTCGAACACCTGACCGAGGCCCTTGCCGTCGAGGCGCTGCGGAGTCGCGGTGACGCCTAGCACCCGGGCTTGCGGCCACTTATCCAGGACGGTCGCCCATGCGCCTGCCGTGGCGTGGTGTGCTTCGTCGATGACGATGAGGTCAGGCGGGCGGACGTGGTCGAGCCTGCGGATGAGAGTCTGCACGGAGGCGACCTGCGTGAGGTGGGTAGAGTCGGGCGTCTTGCCTGCCGCGATCAGGCCGTGAGGCACTTCGAGCTGAGTGAGGGCGGCGTGTGTCTGGTTGAGCAGTTCGGCACGGTGGACGAGCACGAGCGTGCGGTTGCCCTTGGCGGCGGCGTTGGCCGTCACGTAGGAGAAGATGACGGTCTTGCCGGAACCTGTGGGGGCGACCAGGAGCGGACGACGGCGGCCTGCCCGGAAGGCTTCGCGGACGGCGTCCACGGCGGAGGACTGATAGGGACGAAGGGAGAACACGTGCGGGAATGGGGGTAGAATGGTGGGTATAACTGGCGGGGGCAAATTGTAAACATTCAGGATGGACGCGAGGGGTGGGCAGTGTAGTTTGTTCTCCTCCCGCACAACCATGAGCACCCAATACATCAAGCCCTCCGCGATCCGCAAAGCCGTCAAGGCTGGCGGCAAGCGCACGTCCTCCGAGTTCCTCGACGCCCTCGACCGCTACGTCGAGCGCGCCATCGCTCGGGCCATCGCCGAGCACAACGGCGGCAAGAAGACCATCGACGCCTCCGTCGCCGGTCACGTCCTCGGCAACCGCTAAGACCATGAGCCTCATCAAACTACTGCTCCTCGCGGCCCTCATCGCCACGGTCATCGTCTTCTTCGCCGAAGGCCCTGACCTGCTCACCATCATCGACCAGTACTGATTCTCCCGCACCATGAACCACAAACCTGTCAGCATCACCGATCCTGTCCGCCTCCAGGCGGCCAAGGACATCCTCATCGAACACCGCGCCAAGGCCAAGGTCAGCGCCTCCTACGAGCTCTACGGCTTCCTGTTCAACGGCAAGACCGTCATCGACCGCATCGACCACGCGCCGACCTCCGGGGACTTCGCTCCTCTGATCGGCAAAAAGCGCATCGCCTCGCTGTTCACGGCCTACGACATGGTGGTCGAGTTCCGCAGCGCCTGGAAGACCGACGAGCAGGCCAAGGTCGTGGCTTGGGAGGCGGCTCAGTAAGGCCATGCCTGACCCCCTCTCCCATCATCCCGCCATGCTCATCGTCAAATCCAACTCCATGCCCCGCCTCTGGTGGCTCGTCCCCTGGAGCTACGCCCGACAACTCTACCGCAACTGCGTGGCGCTGAAAGCCCTCTGCGACCGACAGGATGATACCATCCGCCTGCAGGCCAAGACCATCACCGACCTTAAGAAGAACTCGGAATACGAGCGCGTCTACAAGGACGTGGTCGAGACCCTCAAGAACCCGGAACTCGACAGGGGCAAGCCGATTGCCCTCTTCAAGGGCGAGGCTTACCTCTACGACCCAGAGGCCAAGCACTTCGCCTACGAGACCGACGCGGCCAAGGCCATCGAACGAGTAAACGAACTTAACCGATGACCCTCACCCCATACCAGATCGCCACGCGGCACTTGGCCACTGAGGTTGAATACATCAACAGACTCCTGCATACGCGGGACCTGTCGAAGGCCAAGGCCAAGCTGATGCTTGCCGACGCCGTTACCGCCGCCGCGAAGGCCGCAGGCGAGACGTTCACCATCAAGTTCGGCATCAACCAGGGGAGGGCTTGGTTCAGCGTCCTATGAGCGACATCAACCCCAACCGAATGATTCCCCTGCACGTCGCCGACGCCGCCGTCGCGGCTTGCGACAAGGAGATCGCGCAACTGCGAGCCGAGGTCCAGCGCCTGCGCCACCGGGCGGAAGCCCTCCGCGAGGCCGGGGACGAACTCTGGTTTTGCCTGCGTCACGGCAAGCGACTCACGCACGCCGAGGTGCAGGAAGCCGTGGAGGACTGGCAGGACGCCAGGGGAGACCGATGAGCGAGAACCTCGAAGCCGAGAACGCCCGCCTCAAGGCAGAGGTCGAGCGGCTGACGAATTGTAAGTCTGAAGCCGACCGATTGAAGGCCGAGGTCGAGCGTCTCAAGCAGGAAAAGAACGAATTGGCGGTGATGATTCATCCCGTTGCGTTGAAAGCATGGATGAACTTGAACGCCGCCAAGGAGGGCAAGCATCCGTGAGCCAGAAGCGTCGCCCCGAGCGCATGAAGCCCGGCCTGAAGCAACTCACCCCTGCCGAGCGCAAGGTCTACGAGGAACGTCTCGCGGATCATAAAAAGCGCTGGGAGAACCTCTTCGCCCTCAACCGCTGGAAGCCGTCTAAATGACCACCCCCTACAATCCCCGCACGCCCATCAACGAGCTGCACGACATGATCGACAAGCACGTACCGCAGGCCGAGGCTAAGTTGCAGGCGTTCTACGACAAGGCCCACGAGACCAGGGCTCTGCTTAAGCGTCTCGGTTGCTGGCCTGCCCCTCGCCCTACTCCACAGCCGCCCAGGCGCAAGGAGACCGGGCGGGGCATGATGTCCACGATCGCGAAGATGGCCTACGAGTGGGCGCTCGCGAACGGCAAGACGACCAACGAGGCCGCCGAGGAGTTCCGCTGCACTCCCGACTCCATCCACTCCTACCGCCAATACCGCAAACTACCCAAACTGAAACGATGAAAAGACAGACATACAACAAGGACGGAACGGTCGCCAGTTGGACTGATACGACCACCACCTACTACCCTCACTGGACGATGGATACCATCCCAGAGGACGCCGCCGTGCCCGAGGCCGTCAACCGCGTGACCGTCGATAACACCGACCTGCCCGGCTCCGACTGCGAGCGCGACATCAAGCCCCTGCCGTTCTTCTGGTGGCTCAACCCCTGGAAGCACCTCGAGCTGGTGTTCGATGCTTACAGGGACACGACCGAAGTCTGCAACGCTTGGCGCAGGGCTTACCACCTGCAGTCCGCAGAGGCAGAGCGTCAGCGCCAGCAGGTCTACGACCTGAAGAACGAACTCGACACCATGCGATCCGAACGCGACGCCGCCAACGATGCCGTCCGCACCCTCCGCAAGAAAGGCAAACGCCGTGGCTGAGCTCGAACTCACCGTGCGCCACAAGGGCACCGAGTACATCGTCCTGCTGGACGTGACCTGGGAGAAGGTGGACGACTCCTTCGACCATGCCTTCGGCACCGAGCACCGCTCCCACTGGGAGGCCGAGGACTACGACGTCCAGTCGGTCATCGACGAGGACGGCGACGAGCTCGACGCCGACGAGGTGCCAGGGCTTCACCGATCCATCCGCGACGCCCTCAACGACTATGACTACCAACCGTAAGCGCGCCCCCTACGGCGCCGTGAAGGACGCCTGCGCTCAGGCCGACGGCACTGGGGTCACCGCGATGGAGGTCGCCAAGGCCACCGGCTTCCCGGTCCACTCCATCCGATCCTGCTGCCGAGACTACGGCTTCAGCCTCCGGGCTGTCCGCCGTCCGCAGGGGTCGGTCAAGGAACTGGTGCAGGCCGCCATAAGCCAGGGGATGACCATCCCGCAGCTGGCCGAGACCTCTGGGATTAACCCCCACACGCTGTACTCCGTCCGCCGCCGCCTCGGCCTAGGGGTCTGCCTGCCCCGCCAAGCCTCCCTACGCCCATGACCCTACTCCTTACCCTCACCGCCGGGCTTCTCGCCTCTGAGGCCGTCCCAGAGCCTCTGGTGCAGGCCGTCGAGCACGTGGAATCCTCCGGCCGTGGGGCGGCTACCCCTGACGGGGACGGCGGCCTAGCCCGTGGCCCCCTGCAGTGGCACTCCGTGGCATGGAAGGACTGCTCCGCCGTGCGCCGTAAGGCAGGGCTGGCGGTCTGGCCGTACTCCTCGGCGTCCGACCCTGCCCGGGCAAGGGACTACGCTCGCACCTGGCTGACCGTCCTCAAGGTCAGGCTCGCCGGGCAGATCGGCAGGCAACCCTTCCCGGGTGAGATATGGCTGGCGTGGAACCTCGGCTGGACGGGCTTCTCGCGGTATGGCTTCCAGTGGGCGGAGGTGCCTGCGGCCAAGTTCGCGAAGGCAAGGCAGGTGAACACGCTGGCTTGGGGCTTGCCAAAGCGTAAGCCGTCCGCACGTTAGGAGACGAGCCCGGCAAATAACTTGTGCGGGATCGCAAGGGGGCGTCGGGCTCAGGCCACTCGAAAGGGTGGCCTTCTTGTTTATCGACGGAACCGGCTTCGCTGGTAGTGGCGGCGGGGCATCGGCACGTTGAACACCTTGAAGGGGATGTCGTCGGCCGTGGCCTGATACTGCAAAGCCCGGGTGGTCATGCCCATGTCCTTGGCGATGACCGACAGAGGAGCCCAGCCTGCGGGAACCTTCTCCGCCCTGGCTACCTTCTGGGCTTCATGCGCCTGCTTCCAAGTCTTGAACTTGGGCGACAGGCGAAAGACGACCTTGCCATATTTGATGACTTTACGCTCGGCGAACCCGGCGGCCACCAGCCTGTCGGCGATGTCGCGAGCTCCGCCCATCGTCGTGTATCCGAGGAGGGGCAACAGTTCCCTGGTATGGAGCCAGCCTTCGTCAAGCTCTGCGGTGCTGGTCAGGGCTGGCTTGTCGGTGACGATGGCCTTGAGGAAGTCTTGGACGCGCATCAGATCAGGTCGTAGGCGGTCGAGCAGATGAACTTGCCCTGGAAGCGATGGGCCGTCCAGACCTTGCAGTCGCCGGTGTTCTCGTCGATGACCCCATGAAGCCAGCCGTTGCACCACTTAGTGGTGGCTAGGCGCCTCAGCGCATAGTCGGCTTTGCTGATGTCCATCAGGCACATCCCCGATACGCCGACGATGCTGGCCTCCAGGTGCTCGATGGTGCAGAGGGCGAAGTCGTGGGTGTGCCCATGGATGACCACGTCTCCAGGCCGGCCGAGGGTGCGTGCCGTCTCGCGGGTGGCGTTGATGCCAGCCCTGAAGCCGTGGCACCCTGTCAGCTTGCCTACGCGGAAGCGGTTGACGTCCGCCTCGGTCTTGCCCTTCACGCTGTACCGATGGATCTCCCTGCAGCCGACGGACTCCAAGGCGTCGGCATATGACCGGACGGCGCGCTCGGCGTTCTCACGGCGGTCACCGTTGCGCGAGAGCATCTGCTCCTCGGCGCGGATGTCATGGTTGCCCTGCAGGTAGATGGTGGGCTTTAGGATTTTCTTGATGAAATAGTTTCCGGCCTTGAGGTCATCGGCTATGCCTTCCTCTTGGTCTTCTGGAGAAGCCCCACGGCGCCATGCTCCGAAGTCGAAGCAGTCACCTAGGTGGATGCGGAGGGTGGGATTCCACTTGCCGATGAATGCGCCGAGCGCGTCCTGCGTCTCTTCGCAGACATGGTGGCCGTGGTTGTCTCCGGCGGCGACCCAGCGGATGATATTGCTCATCGGTAGACGCTCAGCTCCTGGGTGAACTGGCGAGCCCACTGGCCGATGCGCTCGACGGACTTGTCGCCGAAGGAGAGCTGCAGGGCGTGGCCGGTGGTGAAGCAACCCTTGGCCGCCATCTCGGCGATGCTGTAGGCTTCCTGCTCATTCGCGGGAAGGTTGCCGTGGCGCTCGATGTAGATCGGGACGAACGCCCAGCCATGCCTCTCGGCCTCGGCCTTGAGCTTCTCGTACTCGTTCAGGTAGCGCAGGTCAGGGATGAGGATGACGGAGCCTGTGCTATCGGTCTCGGACAGGGTGTCGTTCACCCAGACGCCGATCTCCTTCAGGACCTTCTTCACCCAGACGTCAGGGTCGATGCTCCGGCGGTATTCGCCGTAGGCCACGAGCATGGGGCGGAGCTTGGCCTTCTCGGCGCTGTCCTCAGTGAAGGCGTTCACCTTCACGCCGACGGAGGCCATGGCTTTCTCCATGTCGGTCTTCAGCGCGTCGGCGAACTTAAGGGTGATGACGGAGTAGGACGGCTCGGCCTCTTCGAGGTGGTCGAAGATGGCGTTCGCCAGCGTGTCTTTGCCGCTCCTTGCGAAGCCAGCGATTGGGATCAGGACGTGTTTCATAGGGAAGTCTTTCGGTAGCCTTGCGACCAGAGCAGGTCGGTGATCTTGCGGGAAAGGTTGTCCACCTTGCGCTCGCTGGCCTTCCAGTCAGCCAGGTGCAGGCCCTCGTGGACGAGCACGCGCAGGTTCTCCTTCGCGCCGACGATGTTCGGGTCTATCTCGATGGTGTTGTCCTTCTTGCAAGCCAGCCCTGCCGTGTCGCCCGGGAGAGGGCGGACGATGACCTTCGGCACCTTGGGCTTGCGTCCCATGGATAGACGTTCTGGCGGGGCATCTGCGGGTCAGCAAACAATAAGGCCGACCCCCTTGCGGAGATCGGCCCGGCACAACGATCCAAGCTGAGCCTAAATGTCGATAGGGTCGTCGGCCTTGGGCTCCTGCTGGGGGGCAGGCTCGGCCTTGGCCTTCTTTACCACGTCCTTGACGGCCTCGGCGGCGGACTGGACAGGCTGGCCGTCCACGGTTCGGCTGCCGAACTCCGCCTGGTTGTCGTCTTGGATGGCCTGCTGGACCTCACGCGGCAGGCGGGGTAGCCACTTGGCGTGACGCTTGAATACGGTCTTCTTCCACATCTCCAGCGGGTAGGTCGCCCAAGGGCCGGAAGAGCCTGAGCGGCTGGCCTTACGGATAGCCTCGATCTCAGCCTTGCTCATCTGGCAGGCGGACGTCTCGCCGTCCTTGAAGCGCACGATGGAGTAGGCGGCGTAGGGTTCGCCTCGGTCGGAGGCGAGGTCAACGACGTGCTCCTCGACCTTGCCGAGGTTGAATCGGTACTTGTCGTTCTTGCAGACCACGTCCGCGTAGACGTGGGCGACTTCGCCGGAGCGCATGATGAGGGCGAGGATGCCCTTGTAGTCGAACTGCAGGGTGGCGTCGTTGCCATAGGGGATGAGGTGAGCGTGGTGGCCGTCAGGCATCAGACCCCACTGGGCGGCCTGCAGGATGACCGAGGCGACGGAGGCCGGGGTACAGTCCCACAGTTTCGGGTTCTTGTTGCAGGCGGTGACGACGCAGCGCATGAAGCGGGTCGCGTCCTCGCCCTTGGGGAGGGCTTTGCTGACCTGTTGCTGCAGGCCCTCGGAGCGGACGAGCTCGGAGGTGTTCTTCGGGATGATGGCGTTGCTCATGGGAGATTAGGAATTGAACTTGGAGAGGTCGATTTCGATGACGCCCGGGCCGGTCTTCTTAGGCCAAGCCTTTGGGTCGGTTCCGAACTGATCGCGGTAGGATTTCAGCAGGTCGAGCGCCTTGCGGTAGCGACGACGCCCGGTCTCGATGTCGGCCTCGGTCATCACGAACACCTGGACGAAAATCTCTGGGGCGTCCTTGCCCTCGATGGCGATGAAGGCGAAGCCACGGGGACGGCGCTTGGTCACGGCCTCGATGCCGTCGATGTAGAGCGCGGCCTGTCGGTCATAGCCGAAGTCCCAGACCGAGCGGCGGAAGGCGTAGTGCTCGACGCTGGGGGTGGTCTTCACGTCCACGAGCAGGCCGTCGTCGCGGTAGCGGTCAGGTCGGCAGCGCATCTGGATGCCGGTGGCCTCGTCCGTCCAGAAGTAGGAGGATTCGTTGACGCCTTCGCCTGAGAGCAGGGCGTTGGCTTCCTCGTCTTCCTGCACGGCGGTGGCGATGTTCGAGAGTTGGACGAACTCATCGTGGCTCACGATCTCCTTGCCTTCGTTGGCCAGCAGGAACTCCTCTTCGCGAGCCTTGGCGCCCTTGCCCTTGTCGAGACCCTCGGGCATGACGGCCCAGGTGTCGGCGATGAGCTGAGGCTCGAGGATGATGGTATGGACGAGAGAACCCCAGCGGAGGGAAGGGGTCTTCTTGCGGGGCGTGTTCATCAGGCGCGGGGACTCGAGGAAGCGGGAGAGTTTCGAGTTCGAGACCGCCGGGCTGGCGTGGTATTCTGCGTTGTTCATGTGCGGGTGGGAAAATCACTTGTCGCCCCGGATGCGGGGGTGGCGGAAGGAGCCTTCGGGCGTCATGTTCTGGAAGGACACTTCCAGCCAGGAGCCGATGACGGTGTCGCGGTTCTCCCAGATCTCGCGGCGCTGTTCGTCGGTGAAGCCGCCGCCGACTCGGACGAGGCGCGAGCCGTGCTCGACGACCACGTGGCCCATGGTTCCGGCGAGACGGCCTTTGCCCTCATGGACGGAGACGATGGCGCACTCTTCGGAGTCGACGGCCTTGACCTTGAGCCAGGCGTTGGAACGCTTGCCCTGCGTGTATGGGGAGGACGTGTCCTTGATCATGGCGCCCTCGAAGCCCTGCGAGACGAAGCGGCGGAAGGCGTCGTTAGGGGAGAGGTTGTAGAACGAGGGGACGAGGGTGACCTCGGACGGCAGGACGAACTTGGCCATCAGTTCGCGACGAGCGGCGTAGGTGCCGACGTCGTCGGGCAGGTCGAGCAGCCAGAGGCGAGCGGAGTCGTCACGATGCTGGGAGCGGATGGCGCCCACGCCGTCGAAGAAGTCGGTGCCGGACACGGCCTCGCAGTCGAAGGTGAACACGCCGTGCAGGGTGGCCAGAGCGGAGAACACGCCCTCGAAGTGCTGGATGGCAGGGAGCGGGTTGCCGTTGCGGGTCTTGAACGAGACGGCCAGCGTCTCGCGGCAGACCTCGACGATCACGCGCACGCCGTCAATCTTCGGCTCGCAGGCGAAGGACTCGGGGAGGACGCCCTTGTAGGGCTTGGCCAGCATGGCCGGGGAGAGGGGAGCCTTGGCTTCGCGGCGAGCGCCCACCTTGAAGCGGGGCTCGGACTCGATCATGTTGAAGATCTGGGCGTAGAGTTCGGACAGGGGGTCAGGCGAGGTCATGGTTGTGCGGGATACGACCAGACTGCCCGGGCAGGGGGCGTCGTCAACGGTAAATCGGCCACCCCCTAGGAATGCCCTAGGAAGGGGGCTTTACCCGCTGGGGGTGTCCTTGCCCCGCCAGAGCCTGAAACCCACCGCCACGGCCACGCCAAGGCATCCAAATGAGAGGGCTAGGCCGAGGTCACGGACGGACTGCAGGGCTAGGGTGGCCGAGGATAGGTTCCGCTCCAGCCGCTGGGAGTCCGAACGGATGCCCCCATCGGTCACCAGCATGACCATGGCGTCGGTGTTCTGCAGCTGGTCGAGGACGAAACCAGCCGTCCAGGCTGAGGTGACGGCGGTCAGCCCTGCGAACCCTGTCAGCAGGCAGACGGCCAGCAGGAGGTTCGAGTCACTTCCTGCGGCGCTTGGCTTTCCCATGGGGCTTGGGCTTGGAAACCTTCTCGACCTCTCGGTCTGCCCGGGCCTTGACCCAGCGGAGCAGCGCGTCGAGGGCTTCGGGCGATGCGTAAGAGACTGCCCCGATGGCGCCCATGCGCAGGCCCGGGGAGGAGATGTAGTCCTGCACCGCGTAGCCCACGACCACTGCGGTGATCGCGGCGGCGAGGACACGGCGAGCCACCCAGCCCCAGGTCTGCTTCTCGGTGGAGAGCAGGAGCCGGGCGCACATGGACAGGCCGCCGATGACCGAGGCCACCACCCCATCACGGACTTCCTTAGGGATGGACTCCGGGTCGATAGGGCTTGTGCTCATTCCTGGGGAGCCTTCGGTTTGCGGATGAAGCGCCACGACTTGACGGCCACGACGGCGGCGAGGTTAAGGGCGAGGAAACCGAGCGTGCCGAAGAGCACCCACTCGGACTTGTCCCCGCCGAAGAAGTCGATGAGGGGTCTGGCGGTCGCCGCGACGAGGACGCCTGCTCCGATCGTGAGGCCAGCCACCCACTTCTGGATGCCAAGCAGGTGACCGAAGAGCAGGGCTACGACGCCGAGGGCGATGGCGTAGGAGCCGTATTCGGTGAGGGTCTGAGCGGACTGCGTGAGGCTGGCCTGCTTGTCGGCCTCGGCCTTGTCCCTGCGTGCTTGCTCGGCTTCGGCCTGAGCCTTGATGCGTGCGAGCTTCTCGGCCTCGACCTTCTTCTCAAGCTCGTCGGTCTTCTTGTCGAGGGCGACCTTCTCCGCCCGGATGGCCGCGAGCATCTTCTCGTCAGGCTTGGCCACCAGTGCGCGGAAGTGCTCGACCGACTTGGCCGTGGGTTCACCTGAAAGGGAGGCCAGCCCCTGCGTCGCGGAGTCGTAGAGGTTAAGCGCCGAGGCGGGACCGGACAGCGAGGGGCGGATGGCCGTGTAAATGGAAAGGTTCTCCGCCACCTCGTCCTGCCACACTTTGAGGAGCGTGGTCTGCTGGGCAGGGGCAGGCGGAGGAACCTGCGGAAGCGGAGCCGGAGCCTTGGGCGTGGAGCACCCAGCCATCAGCAGGCAGATGACCAGGAGCAGGCGCATGGCTTACTTGCCCTTGAGGGCGTCGAGGAGGTTCTTGCCCTTGGCTTCCAGCTCGCTGGCCTTGGCGGCGTGCTTGCGGAAGACGAGGGCGCCGGCGACGAAGCCGACGAGGAGGGCGAGGATGTGGGTGATCATTGGGAGATGAGTTCGACTTTGACGAGAGGGCCGAGGTCGGCGGGGGTGATGGGCTCGGAGAAGTGAAACTCACCGATGGCTCCGCCGTACTGCTCGAAGACAGGGCCAGCTTCGCCAAAGATAGCATTACGGAGCTCTTCCCAACTTGCGACCTTGATGGCGATGGCGGTGACTTTGTAGCGATACATCTTAGTAGTTAAGGATGGCGGCACGGCCTCCGCGGAAATAAGAAGTGCAATTGCCGAACGAGGGAGCGCCAGTCGTCCAGGCTTCTTCACGCCACCAAGCATAAGTTCCTGCGCTTTGGTAGCCCGTAGGGCCGGCGTTAGAGGTGGCGACCTGACTTCCGTTGATGTAAAGGGTCACGTTGCCTGCGCCGTCGGAATACAGATCCCAGTCGAAAGCGATTTCCTGAGTGACGGCGAAGGATGACTGGACGGTCGTCTGTGTGGTTCCGTTGTGGACGACCAGATTGACGAAGCGAGAACCAGCGCCACCAGACCAGCGCCAGCCGAAGCCACGGCGAGTAAGGTCACCGATGGCGTCGCCTTCGACCTTGCCGTAGTAGAAAGCCTGATTGAACGTAGAATCCGTAAGGAGGACGAAAGAACCGGCACGGCCTGAGAGGTAGGTCTTCCTGTTGAAGTTGATGTTGGATGCCCAGTTCTCTCGGAAAAGGAACGGCGAGACTTGGTCAACCTGAGAAGCACCGAACGGACGACCGATTACGGAACTAGCGGCGGTGGCGTTCAGTCGGGAGTTGGTCGTGATGCTGCCGACCTGATTCCACTGAGGAGTCCCGGTCGTGGTGTAAGTAAAGTTGGTTCGGTCGATGTCGATGTAGTCCTGAGACATCAGCGCCCAGATTTCATTGAGCGGAGGGCTAATCTTCGTGGCGTTCGTAAACTTACGCGTCTCAGTGAGAGTGGCAACAGTCGGCACGGCGGCGGTCACGAAGGCCGTCGTCGCGATCTGCGTGGTGTTCGTGCCAGCCGTGGCGGTCGGAGCGGTCGGGGTTCCCGTCAGGGCAGGCGATGCCAGCGGAGCGCGGGTCGTGTCGGTCGGGTGAACGTGGTCCTGACGAGCGTAGCGGAGGGACGTTCCGACGGCGGCGGTTCCGTCCACCAGCGGGGTGGCCGAGCCAGCCTGACCAACGACGTAGGCCGTGGTCGCGAGGGCCGTGCTGTTCGTATCGGCGGCGACCGTCACGCCGTTGGTCGTGCCCTGGAGCGTGGTCGTCGAGGTGCCCGTCGTCGAACCGATGGTAATGTTCGTGGTCGAACCAGCGACGCCGGAGGTGCCGATGTTGACCGTCTTGGTCGAGCCGCTGATGGTCGCACCAGTGGCAAGGTTGACCGTGCCCGTGGCCGTCGAGTTTCCGTAGGTCGAACTCGCGTTCGTGAAAGTATTATTGGCCGAGAGTTGAGCCGAGTTGCCTTGAAGAGCAACGGCTTGACTGAATCCATTGATACGCACCCACAGATTTCCTGTCGTCGTCCACAGGTCGCCGTCAGTCGGCGTGGTCGGGGAAGTTCCGTGAGGCAGGCGGAAGCCAGCGCCAGCGGTGGTCGAGGCGACCGTGTTGACCTTGCCGGTGAAGGTAGCGCCAGACAGCAGGGCATAGGGCGTCAGCGCCGAGGACGTGATGAATCCAGAAGGATTGCCCGACAGCGGGTAGAAGTTAGCCGTGACCCAGGACTGCTCGGCCACCGTCTCGGTGACGCCGTTCAGGCGGACTTGGAGGTCGGTCGTGGTCGTCCAGACGTCGCCGTTGACCGGGGAGGTCGGGCTGACACCGGGGACGATACGCAGGCCGGCGGAGCCAGTCACGGAAGCCGGGGTCGAGACGAGGCCGGTGAACGTAGCACCAGCCAGCGGAGCGTAGGGCGAGAGCGCCGAGGACGTGATATAACCCGAAGGGTTCGTCAGCGGGTAGTAGGTCGAGGCCGCAGCCGAGGTCGTCAGATAGGACGACATGCCCGCAATGGTCTGGTAGGTCGAAGCCGCCGTCGAGCTGAGGAGGTAGGGCGACAGGGCGGCCGACGTGATGTAGCCCTGAGACGTAACCCAAGACTCGGTCGCGTAGCCCGAAAGAGCAGCCGAGGTGATGTAGCCCTGAGACGTGACGAAGGACTCGGTCGCATAGCCAGTCAGCGCGGAGGCCGTGATGAATGCGTCCGGGTTCGTGTTCAGGTAGTAGGTCGTGGCCGCGTCGGCGGTCGTCAGGTACGACGACATTCCCGCGATCGTCTGGTAGGTCGAAGCCGCGTCGCTCGTTTCGAGCTTGGCGTTCAGCGCCGTGGCAAGGTCGGTCTGGTCGCCAAGCACCCCGAGGATTTCGCCCCACTCGACGGTCTGAAGCGGAACGATGCCGCCCACGTTGACCGTCCAAGCGGAGTAGGTTCCCGAGCCCGTGTGGTTCTGCACGTCCACCGTCATCGCACCCGTGCCGGAGTTGTAGGCCGTGACCTTGCCGTGCATGTGATGCAGGGTCGGGTCGCTGGTCAGCGAGATGGTGACGTCCTGGTTCGGGGTGTACGCGAGGCCCGTGCCGATGGTCAGGTTCTTGATTCCGTTGCTGACCGTCAGGCTGGAGGTCGAGGTCGTGACGTAGCGGTCGCCCGGGATGAGGGTCTGGAACGTGGCATCGTAGGCCGTGCCTGAGTTCTTGACCAGGACCTGACCAACGGTGCCTCCAGTGGGCAGGCCAGCCGCGATCGGGGCGTAAGTAGACGCGGCAGAGGCCGTCGTCAGGTAGGCCGTCATGCCCGACAAGGGCTGATAGGTAGAGGCCGCCGTGGCGCTGGTGATGTAGGGGACGAGCGCCGTGGAGGTGATGAAGCCGTTCGGATTGCTCGCGTCGTACTTCGAGCTCAGGGCGGTCCAGAGGTCCCCTTGCGCCGACAACGTGCCGACGATGCTACCCCACGTGCCCCCTTCTCCGGGAGGTCCGGGTGGGCCTTGAATCCCTTGGGGCCCTTGTATCCCCTGCGGCCCGGGCACGCCGACGCTACCCGACAGGGTGCCAGGGACGGCGCCGACGATGGAGCCTGAGATGGAACCGAAGGTGCTTTCGGTCGAGGTGATGGTTCCGAAGGGCATGGCTTAGGCGGTGACGGTTTCCTCCACGATCACGCGGAAGAGCTCAGAGTGGGACGTGCCGGAGGGGAACACGAACTTGATGTCCCAGCGGTAGGGTCCGAGTTCCCACGCGGCGGTGGAGCCGGAGTAGGACACGGTGAAGGACAGGCCGTCCACGGCCTTGGTCACGGTCAGCGGGTACTCCGTGCCGCACTTGTCCTTGATGGTCGATGTCAGGGTCGTGCTCAGCAGGTTAGCGGGGCCGGTCTCACCCGGAGTCCAGGCGAAGGTGCAGGCGAAAGTATTACCCTGCTGGAAGTACGCCGTGTTCGACATAGGTATACCTATTGTGGCGGATTTCGGGTTTTATCCGTCAGAAGGCGGTAAGGTTGCCGATTGATACCACGTCCCCTGCGTCTGGCTCGTTTAGGGTAGGTCCAGACCAGACTTGACGGTATTCATCCCATAGGGTCGAGGTGATTGTCGTCGTGCGTCCGTCGGTGAAGGCGATGGTGGCGCCTGTCATCACTGCCTTGGCTTCGTCAGTCACGGCATAACTCTCGAACCCTGTCGGACTTCCAGCCTTCGCCTGAGGGGGTTGAGCCCAGATACGATTGCCACCGATAAATGGCGGGAATGAAACCGTGAATACTTGGTTCCAGATGGTCGGCTGGACCTCGTCTGTTGCGCCAGCGGACAGCGGCCTTGGACGCCAGCGAATGAGTCCTGAGCCTGAGGCCGATGCCTTCTGGCCTGATCCGTAGGTGATGTGGTAGTCGCCTAGGTCCGTGACGTCGTAGTTCTGCTGGAGGCACCAGACGCAACGGAACTTGCCCCACGTTGACGTCGCTGTTGCGCTGCCTACTCCTGTGGCCATCAGATTCGGGCGTAGTAGTAGGTCGCCGTGGCCGAGCCGAGCTTGATGCGGTCAGCCCACAGGGAGCCGGTGACGAACTGGGTGACGGAGCCGTCGGGGTTGATGTCGGCCACCTTGACGTAGCCGAACGAATTGGTGTCCGCAGGCATGGTCGCCGCGATCTCCCACTTGAAGTCCGTGTTGTTGGCCGGGAAGGTGCTCGAAGCGAACGGCAGCTTGAGGTAGACGTAGTAAGCGCCGGTGGCCACGGTGATGGGCGTGCCGACTCCGTTCGGGACGAGGTTGTTGACCGTGCCAGAGATGATGGAGTAGGTGGAGTTGCCTGCCGACTCTCCGTCGAAGATGACCTTGAAGGGGTGCATAGAGTCGGGGGTAGGCTCTTCGGTGCATCCGGCCACGATGGTGTAGTCGGGCTTGACGCTGGTCATGGCGTTCAGATTCTGCATTCCATCAGTGGTCACGTCCCCAGAGAAGCCGGTGCAGCCGAGCACATCGGCGCGGTTATTGATGTCCTTCCACGCCGGGCTTCCGTCCTTGTTGAGATTGTATGGGTCTTCGGCCTCGGTCACGCCTGCCTTGTTCATCAGCTGGGACATACCGAACTGCTGCGCGATCGTAAGGTCGAGCGTGCCGGTATGGTATTGGATGATGTTCAGGTCGTAGGCATAGCTCGTGACGGAACCCGTGTTGATGGTCAATGGAGGTACTGCAATGCCCTGCAATTGATTGACGAAGGTGACGTAGTAGACGGAGTCGGAATACTTGGAAACCTCGACGTTCCCGACCATCGTGAACGGCGTGTCGTTGCCAGGGATAAGGAAAGCAGTGATGGACTCAAGGCAGGCTTTCAGCGTCAGCTCGTTGGAATAGACAGGAACGGTAGCGCTGTAGAAGTTCGTCACCGGGAACGGCACCGTAGAAGTGAAACCTCCGCAGGTGATGGTGACTGCCCCGCCAGAAGGGTTTCCGTCGAACTTAATCTTTTGGATCATGTTCGTGAAACCGACGACGGCTGGCTGGACGATGCTGGACGAGGCGGTGAACGTAGGGCTTGCCAGGGCGTTGACCTGAGCGATTGCCTTGTAGTTGTAGCCGAATCTACGCGGATTGAACCAAGTGGTATGGCAGTGCCCCCAGTCGCCAGGAAGGCCGGTATCGGCGGCGGCATATCCCTCCATCTTCTGCACGTTCATCGTGTTCTCGTAGATGGAAGGACCTGTGCCCTTCTGAATCTTGGCGTCGTCGGTGGTGTTGTCGGACGTAATGATGGCCAGCGTAGGCAGTCCTGTATTCACTACCGCGCTCGCGTCAAAAGGAGTCACGCCAGGCTGTACGTCCCACTTGAATCCGTAGAGCGTGTATGCCGTAAGCGTGTCTGGAATCTTATAGCCTCCGCCATCTTCCATCCAGAAGAAGGCTTCTCCGTCAGGGTCACTCTCAGGCGCAGCGCCAGGGTAGACGTTGGACGACCTCATTCCAGTCGGACAGATCTGCACCTTGCTGGCCTCGGCCTGACCGAGCTGAGTGAAGGCTCCGTCATAGATGACAGGCATATTCGTCCCGCTGTAGGCGATGCTGCCCTTGGCGATCTGCAGGAACCGCTCGCCGTTGACCGACACGATACGGCACTGGAACGGGGCGGGACGGTTTACGGCCAGAGGACTGTTGACCAACTGCTCTGGGATGCGCGGCGGAGGGACAGGGAACTGAACGCCTAGGTAGACTCCGTCGCCCATTGGTGGCGTCCACGGCTTCTGGATGTCCAGGCTGTATCCGCTGGACGATGCGCTGAATCCGTATCCGTTCCCGGGTTGGAGGCTCATGGCTTAGAGGACGCTGCCTCTGGGGTATACTTCCTGCGGCCAGCCCTGCACGCTATAACGCACCTCATAGTTCACCTTGTAGAGCGAACCGAAATCCTGCACGTTCACCTGCGATAGGAGCAACTGGTCATATTCTCCGTTCTCAGGGGAAGAAGTCCAAGACGTTCCAGCATAGGTCGGGATGATGTACGGCAGCTTGTCGAACCAGTTGTTGTTGTCGGACGTGCTGTTCAGCAGGTTCAACGCCTGGTTAACCTTGGATGTCTCAGTCGTGTAGAAGTGGCCGGAGAAGGAGCTCGTAGGGGCAAGGTAGTTGGTCTTGCCGTAGAAGTGCTTGAAGGCAGGATTGACGAAGCCGATGAACCGACCGCCCTGCGCGTCCTCGAAGCAGGCGCCGTTATTGCCGACGTAAGATTGCTTCTTGTTAACGACCGCGACAGTGCTTCCGGTGACGATCTGGATGAAGTCTGCAGGATTCTTGATTTCGACCAGAGGGCCGATGGGAGACTGTGTGAACGGAGGAGCACCGGCGATATGGGCACCGTAGCCGTCACCGCCGTCAGTGAAGAAGTTCGGGTTGGTCGTGATGTTCTCAGCCGTCAGGCCGTTCGCGGCAGAGACCTCAGGGTTGGTCACCTGTCCGCTGTTCACGCTCGGGTCGATGCCGATGTAGTCCACGCTGATCGTGGCGATGCCGAGCGCTTCCCAGCTGATGGAGTACTTATGCAGCTTGAGGAAGCTGTAGGCCGGGTCTGGGTGCGGAGTGCCGCGCATCAGGAACGCCGTCAAGGACGCCGTGTGGTCGCACTTGTAGCGGGTCGTCGAAGTCATCAGGCCGTAGCCGTCAGAGCTGACCGTCCATCCAGCCTGGATGACAGGGGTGACGAGGTTGTTTCCTTTTTCTACGAGGTTGGGCATTGTGTTATTTGAGGACTGCGGACACGGCCTTCGGGTTCTGGGTGGACATCCAGCTGGTGCCCTTGACCGTGTTGCTGTTCACGAGTTGCTCGAGAAGGCGGTTGGCCGTCCGCTGTTCTTCGAGCTGAGAGTTCATGGCCTCGAGCACCGGGTTGGCGCCGACGCCGATCACGTTGCCGAAACCTTCAGGTCCTTTGAATGTGGTGGCCATGCTATCGACCTCCTTCTGCGCACGGACTTGGGCTTCGGCTGCGGCCTTCTGGGCGGCAAGGGCTTCTTCCTCCTTCTTCTTCGCGGCGATCTCAGGGCCGAACTTCTCGGCGTCCCGGGCGGCGGAACGCTCCTGGGCAATCTTCTGGATGTCCTCGTTGGCGGCGGCGTTGTTGATGCCAAGGTACATCCCGACGCCTTCGATGAATCCTCCGAAGGACTGCTTACGCTTCATGAACTCGGAGATGATTGCGTCGCCTTCACCGCCGAAGCCTAGGAAACCGCCTTGGCTCATGGCCTTCTTGGTTTCCTCCTCAGCCCCGACCTTGGCCAGCTCGCGCTCCTTCTGCTCCTGCTCGCGTCGGGCGTTCTCCCGGGCGAGCTGAGTCTGGCCTGCAGTGACGAACTTGGACTCTCCCTTCGTGGCAAGGTCTCGGGCGTCTTGGATGCGCTGCTGATTCTTCTCGATGGCCGAGGAGATCATGTTCATGGCGCCGTTGAGCAGGACCATCGGCGCGGCGAACGAAAGGAACAGGTCCTTGCCGAAGGACTTGAACTTGTTCTCCACGCCTTGGATGTTCTTCTCCAGGGTGGAGATGGACTTCTTGACCTTGTCCGTGACCTGATCGACGTTGGTTTCTCCGTCGAGACTGAACTTAACAGAGTTGCTCATGGCAGTTTTTCAAGTGAGTCGATGAGGGCTTCGTCCTCGGTGGTGAGCACCTTGAGGTCGGCGCCCTTGCTGATTGCGAAGGTGCAGTTGAGCCAGATAGCCTGGCACTCCGGCATCGTCCATGCGCGTTCTTCTGGGATGCCGTTGGAGATTAGCGAGGCCACGACCGTCAGGACCCAAGGGGTGCCGCTGGTCTCGCTGGCCTTCGCTCGCTTCTCCCAGAACTTAGGCCACGCCTCGATGAGAACGTGCTGAGAGAACCGCTCGACCTGTTCTGCGAAGTAGTCTTGGTTCGCAGTCATCTTACCAAGGTGCCAGGAGTCCCTCCAGGTCAGTTTGTCGATGCGCTCACCGGCGCAGATCTTGACGGCCACCAGCAGGTCCACCGGGCGGACGCGGGTTCCAGACCTTACGAGAGGGCTTTCGGCTGCTTCCAGTTTCACCCGGTGAAGCAGGCAGAACGGAGAAACAAAACGGCCCAGGATCTTAGTCTTTCCTGGGTCCGTGAAAGCGGATGTGAACCGCTTATCCATGCGCTTAGGCGATGGACTCGTAGCCGATAGCAGTGACCGTCACGGCGGAATAGCCGCGATTACTGCCCTTCTCTGAGACCTTCGAGACCCATCCCGAGAACGAGGTAGAAGCGGTACCTCCAGCGTAGGACGAGGCGGTGTTTACCGTAAGGGAGAAGGCGGAGCCGAGCTGAGGAATCGCCGAGGTCTTCGCGATAAGCTCAACGGAAATCTGTGTCCGTCGGTCGTCACCGCGCCAAGCGATGGTCATGCCATCCTCGTCCACGATGGTGGCCTCGGAGGTGAACTCGCCGTCGTTGGTGTAGGACTGCACCACGGCGTTGGAGACGGTGGCACCGGCAATGCCGTAGATTGCGGTTACCCCTTTGACGATTGCGGCCATATACCTATTGCTGGCTAGTTCGGGTTAGGGCTGGGGGTTCACAACCACCAGCACATCATAGGCAAAGACCGATGCCCAGGAGCGTTCGTTTACCCCCTCGTCCTCGGAGGTAGGGGTGACGTCATAGCAGAGGGCATCGCCCCCGGCCACGAAGGCGTCCTTGATGAGGTCAAGGTCCTGCATTGCCCCGGCGATCGCGGCGCATCGGGCACGGTGTTCGGTCAGGGTGACGTCATCGGCGGAGTCGAACACGGTCACGCGGACCCCGCAGTTGTAGTTGCCGAGGCCATCAGGGAAGTCGTTGGGCAGGCGAGCCGAGTCGCAGAGGACGACGGCCTTCGGCAGGACGTTCGTATCGGCAGAGTCCCCCGTGTAGAAGTTGACCCCGGCCAGTTCGGACTGGCTGGAGAGGTAGTTGGCGAGGACGGCCTCGACGATGTGGCGTGCGGATTTGTAGCCCATGGGAAAGTTATTTCTTACGGCGGTTTGCTCGTTCGATTGTCTTCTCAAGACGAGCCTGGATGGCCGCCTTCATTTGTCGAACGCGATTGCCGTAGACGATGTTCTCGGTGCCTGCCTCGGTTGAGACGTTGTTGATGTTGCCGATAAAGTTCTGCACCGTCATGTTGATGCGCTTCGGGTTGACGGACTGGCTGAAGACTCCCTGGGATGACCGGACGTTGGCGTCCACCCAAGGGGCGTCGTAGGCACCGTAGTTTCGCTCCTTGCCCTTCTTATCGACGGACTTGGGCACCTGCCTCATGGCGGCAGCCCATCCTGCCTTGACGCGGCCTACCTTCAGTTGGCGGTTGGCGATGTAGGCGTTCAGGGCTGACGTGCTATCGACGAAGTACTGAGGACCGCCGATGGGCTGGTTGCGCTTCCAGCGTCCGTTCACGGCGTTCTTGTACTTGTCGTGGATGCCTCGCAGGTCGGTGGTAAGCCCGGCGACTGGGCGGTAGGTGCCGTTGATGTTCGCCTTGTTCAGGTAGTTCTTAGCCTTTGCCTGCGCGCGCTGCCAGTTGGTGTCGTCCATGATCTTGCGCATGATCGGGGACAGGGAGCGAATCTTGGACTCCGTCACGTCCTGGTGCAGTTGGAAGAACGTCTGGGTGTCGTTGCCCTTGATGGCGTTGATGATCTGCCGAAGGAACACGGCCTTGGCCTTCACAGGGGAATCCTGCGGGATGAAGATGCGGCGGACATCGTTTCCGAGCTTGTTCTTGCCAGCCTTCTGGGCGGCCACGCTCAGGCCACGGCCGCCGCCCTTGGGCATGGGAGGGGTGAAGGTCATGGCGTCTCGGCACATCAGCCTGATCTGCTCACGGCCAATCATCTCAAGGTCGCCCTGGACTTCCCTGGTGAACTCCTTGAGCATCATCGTGAAATCAATCCACGACTTGGGGTCGATGGCTGGCCGGGTCTTAGCCATTACTGGTTATCGTCGATGCACTCGAGCTCGATGACGGCGCTGGCCTGCTTGTAAGCCTGCCCCTTGATGCGTAGGACCTGACCGTTGACCGTCAGTTTCTTCCCCTCGGCTAGGAAGGCCGCAGGGACGCCGGAGACGATTGTGGCTACCTGACCCCCAACCCGGCCATCAGAAGCCGTCCAAGGGGCCGTGGCGGCGGCGAAACGCACCGTCCACATCTTCTGGTCCACGAAGCCCCCCGCGTCGAACTTGGGGGTGTTCATCGGGCGGGACAGGGCGACCAGGAACAGGTTGCCGTTGACGGTGGCCGGGACGCCTACGTCCGCGAGGATTACCTTCAGGTCTGCGAGAAAGGTCGAGTAGATGCTCATGGGAGGAAAAGGGGGGTACAAAAAAGCCCCCATTGCTGGGGGCTGTTCAGAGGCTCAGCCCCGATTAGGGGTTGTAGACCGAGGCGATGGTGCCCGAGGTGATCGCCTTGTTCGCGCCGAACATCAGTTCCATGGAGCCGATGACGTTGCGGGTGCTCTTATCGACCCAGACGTTGTAGTAGACGTTCAGGCCGAGACCTTCGACCGGGACGACTTCGCGGACGAGGAAGTCCGAGCCGACGGCTTCGAGGTCCGGGGCGGCAGCGGCCATCGCGATGGCCTCAGCGGAGCAGGCGAAACCAGCCAGTTTCGATTCGGAGGGGAACTGGGAAGCGTAGAACACGCCGCCGTCGAAACCGTAGGCACCAGCGGAGAGCGGGAGCGAGGTCGTCGAGGTCGGGATGAGCTGGCTGTAGATGCCCGGGTTCACGATGAGGGTCTTGCGACCGGCCTTGGAGACGCCAGCCCAGAGAGCCTTCAGGTTGGCCGAGCCAGGGGTGACGTCCGCGTCAGCGGCGGTGACCGTGGCGGCGCCGAAGTTGGCGACGGTGATCGGGGCGGTGGCGGCGGCCCAGATGGAGTCCGCGAGCTTGTCCATGTTGATCTTCAGGATCTTCTCGAGGCGGATGCCGTTCTGGACATCAGCGTAGGAGAGGCCGAAGGGCTGGTAGAGGTGGTTCAGCGTGACGGCGGTGGCGCCGAGGGTGCTGTCGCCGATGCTGTTGAACGAGGTCGGGTTGGTCAGCGTGGAGCTGCCAGCGGTCGAGAGGGCGACCTGGACGACGTCCTTCGGGCGCTTCACGTCGCCGGAGAAGTCCGAGGCGAAGTTGGCGAGACCGGCGAGGCGGTTGGCGAGGGAGGTGAGGCTGAGCTCGGCGACGGTATCGACGATCAGAGCGCTGTTGATGGTGTTAGCCATGAGTGTTTATTGGGTGGAGGTGAAAGATTATTTGGCGGCGAAGAGGACGGCCTTGTGCTTCTTGAAGAACGCACGGCGCTCAGGACCGGCAGGCATCGCGGCGTACTGCTCGGAGAGCGAGAGCGCGGCGGCTTCGGCGGTGCCGACGGCCTTGACCGGCTCGACGCCCGAGGAGGCGAGGATGGCGGCGGCTTCCTTGGCACCGGACTGGGCGGACGCTTCGAGAGCGGCGACCTTGGCGTTGGCTTCTTCCAGCTTGGCGGTGAGTTCAGCCAGGGCGGAGTCCTTCGCGGCGATGGTCACCTTGGCGGCGTCCAGTTCGGCGGAGACGTTGACGGCGGCGGCTTCGACGCTCTTGCGGAGGTCGTCGCGCTCGGCGGTCAGGGAGATGATCGCGGCCTCGGCGGCCTTGAAGCGTTCTTCGATGGTGTTAGCCATGGTATAACTATTGCGGGGCAGTTCGGGTTGGATGGCTTTCGCGTCCTCGTCTTCGAGGCGTGAGGCTTCGGCTTCAGCCCACTTTGCCGTGCGCATGATGTCGCCAGAAGTGGGTCCACCCCAGAGCGCCCAAGCCACG